TGTTCGGAACGAAAAGGCGCGAGATAAAGATCAAAGAGACATGGACATGATTGTTAGTCTGGAGCGACAGATAGCTATGATTCGTGCCAGCCAAGAAACACTTTCCAAAGACTACAAAGATCTCCAAACTCGCAAGGCCACGATGCTTAAAGATCTAAAAGGCACAAGAGAGCAACGAATCAAGGCTATTGAAGATTCAAAACAAACGTTTGCTTCTTTGGTAAAAAAGTTAGCAATAGATCCCGACTATAGAGAGTCAATTGGGATCGAGATGGAGAAAATGCGACTAGCGATGGAAAAAGAGAAAGAACGATTATCAGAATACAATCAATATGAGGATGGCGCAGTCGATCAGCCATTTCTAACACCAGAAACAGTAAAGGAATAAAATGAAGGCTATTATATTTGGAATCACGGGACAGGACGGCAGCTATCTGGCAGAATTACTACTGAACAAAGGTTATGAAGTAATTGGCATAACAAGAAGAGTTAGCGTACCGACCTTAATGAGAATTAATCATATCTTGCCAAAAATTAAAATAATTGAGGGCGATATTACGGATGCGTTTAGCGTTAGTAATGTTGTAAAAGAAGAGCAGCCTGACGAGATTTATAATCTTGCTGCGCAATCTCATGTTGGAACCAGCTTCAAGCAGCCTAGCCTAACTTGGGACGTTACTGCTGGTGGAGTATTGAATATTCTAGAGGCAATAAGGTATTCCGGCAGAAAAGAAGACATTAAGTTTTATCAAGCTAGTTCTAGCGAAATGTTTGGTAAAAATTATAATCTGCGAGAAGGTCTTGCGGAGATGATCAAGTATCAAGATGAAAACACTCCATTTATGCCGCAGAGTCCATATGCTATAGCAAAACTAGCTGCCCACCATCTTGTACGTAATTATCGTGACAGTTATGGGATTTTTGCCTGTAGTGGCATTTTGTTTAATCACGAAAGCGAAAGACGGGGAGAAAAGTTTGTTACTAGAAAAATTACAAAATGGATTGGTGAATTCAAAAAGTGGGCTATGGATTGTGGTTATGTATCTCCAAGTTTTGATGGAGATGATATTTGCTGCAATGATTCTAAATTTCCAAAATTAAGATTAGGCAACCTTGACGCAAAAAGAGACTGGGGCCATGCAGAAGATTATGTCAGGGGCATGTGGCAGATGTTACAACACAAAGATTCTGACGACTATGTTATTGCAACGGGAGAAACGTATTCAGTAAGACAGTTCCTAGATGTTGCATTTAAATATATAGGAATTAGCGATTGGGAAGATTACGTTGTAATTGATCCAGAGTTTTATCGTCCAGCAGAGGTAGACTACTTACTGGGAATACCACAAAAGGCAAAGCAGGTATTAGGATGGGAGCCTGAGATTTCATTTAACAAACTAGTAGAAAGAATGGTGGATAGCGATGTCGAAACGGCGAGATTACAGCGATCCGGCCTACAAGCAGTTTAGACTAAAAGTCTTAAAAAGAGATAATTTTACATGTCAAATGTGTAAAAAGAAAGGCAGACGAAGCAAGCTCAATGTACATCATATAATTAAGTGGTCAACGGCGGCTTCTATAAGATATGATGTTGATAATGGTATAACGCTTTGCTGCGATTGCCACAAGTCCGTAACCGGCAAAGAGTCTCACTATATTTCTTTTTTTACAGAACTTATTAACAAAAAGGGTAAATCATGAACGCATTTAATTTTAAAGAAAAAAAAGACGAAAAAGACCCAGTTGTTGAGCCAGAAAAAAAACCTGAGCCAGCACCCGCTCCAGAGCCAGCGCCCGCCCCTGAGCCTGCTCCAGAGCCACGACCCGCTCCAAAAAGAATGTATTAATATATGAAGAGAAAGTATAAGGTAATAAAAGATACAAGAGAAAAGGATGGTTGGTTTTTCTCTGAATACGACATGTGTCTAGGAACTGAGATAGGAACTCTAAACACCGGAGACTATACTCTAGAAGGTTTTGAAGACGTTGTTTGTATTGAGAGAAAAGCCTCCGTATCAGAGATTGCCATGAATTTAGGCAGGAAAAAGAAAGCGTTTTATAATGAAATGGAACGGATGAAAGATTTTGACTTTAGATATCTTTTATTAGAGTTTTCTGCTTCTGATGTGATTGACTATCCAATGAGTCTTTTGAGCGATCAAGATAAGAAAGTTTACGAGGATTATAAAAACGGAAACACGCCGTTGCCTAATTTCAAAAGATTTAAAGTTGTAGGGCAAACAAAACTTACTGGCAAATACATATTAAAATCTTTAATGGAAATTGGTATAAAGTATGATATAAACGTGCTTTTTTGTGATAATAAACAGAACGCTTTTGTTATTTGTAATAGTCTTTTTAAAAGATTAAATGAGCTATTTCATAAGGAAGTATAATGTCAACTGTCAGAGATAGTATTGGTGAAATACATAACTATGGAATTGATGTTAAGAATAGGGAGATTTACCTACATTCAGCAAAAGATAATGGCGAAGACGATCCCGGCGTAGATTATCGGATGGCTATAAACTTTGTAAAAAATATAAGACATCTAGATAAGTTAAACAATAATGAAATACGAATAAACATGCAAAGTATCGGCGGAAGCTGGCAATGTGGGATGGCTATATATGACGCTATACAGTCTTGTAAGTCTTATGTTACTATTGTTACATACTCACAGGCAGAGTCAATGAGCGGAGTTATACTACAGGCTGCCGATAATAGATTAATGTCGCCAAACTCGCATTTTATGGCACACTTTGGATCTACGGATTGTAGCGGTGATTATTTGAGCGCGCAAAAGTGGGCAGAGCTAGACAAACAAAATCTAGAAACAATGCTGGATATATTCGCTGCAAGATGTCAGGCAACAGGATCGTATTTCAAAGAAAGAAAATATAGCGTGTCAAAAACAAAAGCGTATATAAAAAGAAAAATGAAAGATGGCGACTGGTATCTTCCCGCAAATGAGGCGGTACAATTTGGCTTTGCTGATGGATTAGATAATGGTAAATGATCAACAAAAATTAAAAGACGCATGGCTAAGTTTAGAGGTAGACGAAAATTCTCTATTTAATCCTATGGATTTTATTGTAGAGGGTCAAGACAAAGACAGACTCTTAGAAAGAATAGCTTGGCTCATGATGCGTCCAGAGTATTTTTCTTTTGCTTGTAAATATATATTGAATATAGATCTAGCTCCTATGCAGTCTCTGCTTCTTTACGAAATGTGGAACAGAAAATTTCCCATGCTAATCGGTAGTCGTGGTATGGGAAAATCGTTTATACTTTCTGTATATCCTTTGCTTCGTGCTTTGTTTATGCCGAGAAGGAAAATAATTGTTGTAGGCGCTGCCTTTCGTCAGTCTAAGGTTCTGTTTGAGTATATGGATACAATATGGAAAAATGCTCCAATTCTAAGAGACCTATGCGGAACAAATAGCGGCCCTAGAAGAGATGTAGATAGATGTGTTATGCATATCAATCAAAGTACCATAACATGTCTACCTTTGGGCGATGGTAGTAAAATTAGGGGTCAGAGAGCGAACGACATTATTGCCGACGAGTTTGCGTCTATACCTAGAGATATATTTGAAAATGTTGTTGCAGGTTTTGCGGCTGTTGCTGCATCCCCGATAGAAAAGGTAAAACAAAAGGCTAAAGAGAAAAAAGCAAAGGAATTAGGATTATCTTTAGAAAGTAAAAAAGCATCAAAAGAAATAGAGAAGTCAAACCAAATCATACTTTCTGGAACTGCTTATTATGATTTTAATCATTTTGCGGAGTACTGGAAAAGATATAAAGCAATTATTAATAGTAGAGGAAGCGAAAAGAAGCTTGCAGAAATTTTTGGCGGTAACGTGCCTTCTGGATTTGACTGGACAGAATATTCTGTTATTAGGATGCCTGTCGAGAAACTGCCAGACGGGTTCATGGATTCTGGACAAATAGCAAGAGCTAAAGCCACTGTACACTCTGGCATATATAATATGGAATATGGTGCGGTGTTTACTACGGATA